TACAAGCCACCTCAATAGGCTGAGTGTACTGACCATTGGGTGCTTTACTAAATGCAGGTATAACTCTACCAAAGCTACCTTCGGCTGCAGTATATGTATCAGCAGAAGCACTTGGTGATGTATTAGCTACTTGATATGTAAATGTATCAACATCAGATACAGTAATAGTAAATGAACCATTTGGGTCTTCATTTCCTATATCTAAATTTTCTATACCTATAAAGTCTCCAGTTGCTAATCCATGGGCAACTGTAGTATTAACTGTAACAGTTCTTGATCCACCGGGTCTAGTAGCTGATCCTATATTTCTTGATGAAAAGAACTTCTTGCACTCAAGTGGAGCTTGCTCATCTCTAAATAGTATAATCTTATTTAATACTTGTAATAACTGAGATGCCACAGGAACAGTCTCACCTTCCTCAAAAGACATATTAAACTTTGTCTTATTGTTAACATTAACTGCAACTGCATTTGTTACACTAGATAGAATAATAAATTCATCAGTAGATACAGAGTTATCACTAAATCTACAAGATGATGTTACCTCAGTATTTGTTGCATCATTTAATGTTAGCTCTACTGATCCACCTGCATGGGGTAGAAAAAGATGGTCACTAAGTTCTGCATAGTTAGAAGCACTACCATATGTGATCGGATCATTAGGGAATGCTTCCCAAGTAAGTACAATACCTTCTGCGACATTGAAGGATGTAGCAGTAGTGGTAAAGTCAAAGTCAAATGTAGTAGCGGTTACAGCAGTAATAGTCTGCTCACCATTTGGTGGAGCAGGATCAGCGCCACTAGCTTTCTTTATACCTTCTATGACTACCTTGTCTCCTACGACAAGACCATGTTCAGTTGATCCTGTTGTAATGGTTACGACATTAGCACTTACTGTGGCTGCCGATATAGTAAAAGGTAATCTTAATACTGTACCTGCACTTTCTTCAGCAGTAGTAGGTAACCTAACTGCATTACCAGCTACAGTAAATGGGGATACAATATTAGTTATACCCTTACGAACTTGCCACTCACCATTGAGGTCAAGTCTTCCATTTACACTAGAGCTAAGAAAACCTCTCTCTAGCTGATCTGGGCGCAGACGATTATTGTATCCCTTGAAGCCTAAGTCTAAGTCTTCGAGAGTACGATCGTCATTGTTACCATACTTGTCGTACCTAGCCATTTATTATTTACCTAATCTTTTCCTAAGTATTTGACCTTTGCTCTTCCCGGCTTTTGCCATTCTTTGACTAGGGCTAAGTCTATCCTTGCTTGGTAGTAAACTTCTAAGAAATGAACTAGCGCCTTTTTGTTTCACACTAGATAAGTCTTTATTAATTTTATTTGCTTCCTTAGTTGCAGGTGTATCTTTCTTAGGTTCAGCCTTAGGTTGAGCCTTAGGTTCAGTCTTAGGCTCAGTCTTAGTTTCTGTTTTAGTTTCAGTCTTAGTTTCTGTTTTAGGTTGTGTCTTAGGCTCTGTTGTAGGAAGTTTCTCATAACTTAAACCTTTTTCTTGTGAGTATGTAAATCCATACTTACTAGGGTTTTTAGATTTTAGAGCTTGTAAATCCTTATTCCAAGCTCTTAGTGCTGCCCCTACATTATCAAAGCCCTTCCAAGAATCCTTATTCATTGAATTTGGTTTCCTAGCCTTTAAGGCTTTCATTGCATCTTTATATTCTTTTTCTGTCATGATGTTATATTATTAAATTATTAGCACTTCCATCTTCGTAGTGCTAGTGCTTTACGAGTTGGTCTACCCTTTGAATCTTTCATTGGGCCTTTGACACCAGACATTCTGGCACAAAATGATTTCTTCCTAGCCTTGGCTTTACCCTTTGGGTTAGAAGATGTAACTGGAGCTTTTAAATTAGCACCAGTCTTTCTTTTGAAGTAAGCTCTGCCTGCGGCAGTTAGTCCACCCTTTTTACTTTTGTGTTCTTTTCTCATTCTTCTTCTTTCTAAAAATGCTATCGTAGTTTTGTTCGTAGAGCTTTTGATTATAGCCCTTCTTTGGTTGCATGCCCTTGCCCATTACTTCTTTCTTTTGTGTGAATATGGTATTCTCTTACTACTTGTTTTGGTTCTGCGAAATTTAGTTTTTTCGGATGAAGACATTTCTGATTTAGTCTTTGGAGTTTTCGAGCTAACTCTCTTCGAGGGTCTACAGGCTGGATATGATCTCTTGCTTCCTTTGGCTGACTTTCTTCCACAAGGCTTACCGGTTTTTATATCTACCCATTTCTCTTGATGCCATCTCCTAAGACTCATACCTTCTTTCTTTTACTATAACCTTTGGCAGTTTTCTTCTTACCACCGGGGCCTTTAACTTGTCCCTTACATACACGAACTGCATATGAGTTAGCATAAGCTGATGGATATACATCATACTTTCTTTTGGCGGCTGCCTTACCTCTTGCACATAACTTGCCCATTATTTCTTTTTCTTCCTTACCTTTCTTAGATCAGCACCTGTAATCTTGTTACGAGGTTTTGCTACTCTAGCTAGTTTCTTTTGTTTAGCACTATACTTACTGAATGGCATTAGCACTTACCTTTCTTCTTTCGCATTGTTTTCTTTGAAGGTGGTCTACCTCTTTTACTTCCATATGTTCCTTTTCCTTGTGGCATAATTATTTTCCTTTGTTTTTAAAGTAGCAGAATGCTACAAAAATTCCTAATATAATTGAAGTAACAAAACCTGCATCTGCTGGTTCTGGAACTGATGTATAATCAACACCAAACCTATAATCTAGTTCACCCCATCCATATTGAATTGAGTCATACTCAATGCCATCCCAATCATTGCGATTTAGCAATGGCACAAAGTAATAATACTCTTGTGGCTCTGGTTCTATGATTGGGCTGTAGTGACTCATTTCTTAAAAAGGGATGTAAAGATTGATGCAAATTCCTTAAATAATTTCTTTATAAAATTATCCTTTGGTAAGAACATCATTATAATAGATATTATACCAATGTATGCAAATGCCATAGCCATCAGATCATCTTTGTAGTGAGTTAAAATAAATTCTATCATGATGTTGGAGATACTGGTCTTACACTTGAGTGAGGTTTAACATCATCATCAAAGCTATCGAAAGGTGTTTCTACCTGTTCTATGGCATCAGATTTAGCCTCAGATTGCTCTGTATCGCCTTTTGATTCTTCTTGAGGGTCATCATTAGACTTGACTTCCTCAGCCCCTTCAGTAGGCTCTGAGGATGATTTATCCTCTTTTGACTCTGACTCTTCTGATTTTGGTTCTTGGGGTTCTTCAGTTTCTGAAGGCTGAGAAGCATTATCGGAGGAATTATCTTGCGAAGAAGACGAGGTTTCAGGTGTGGTGTCCGAAGACTCAGCAGATGGTGTGGAAGTCTGTTGTGGTTCGGAAACCTCTGCTACGAAAGACTGAGCCTCAGCAACCTTCTCAGCAATAACCTCTTGTCCCCAATTATTCAGAACAGTAAAGTCCACAAAGTTATCAATAAACTGTGGGACTTCAAATCTTTCGTCTACGACATCTTGGGCAACCTCAGCTACGAATATCTCAGTACGATCCTTAGCAATATCTACTTGAGTTACTGCCGCAGTTGATACTGCTACAGTTCCTGCCGCTCCCAACTGAGATACTTGGGTTACTACAGGCAAGTCCTTAATTCTATCTATAAGAGATTTTTTAAGCGCCTTAGCACCTTCCCTAGCAGACTCTTGAGCTTCTTGTATATGCTCACTAATATCTTCGTTACTCTCTGAGCTAAGCACTTGGCTGATTGAGTCCCGGAGAGTTTGCAGTTCTTTTCTTGCTTGTTTTTTGTCCATTTACAAATGTAACACTCTTCCATGATTATTTACTTACTGCTGCTGATCCAAAGTAAAAAGATATAATGCTGATAACAGCAGTCTTAATCTCTGGTAAAATTATATATCCATGTAGGGTTTGGTAATTTGTACCCTTAAAGATTCCAAACCAATTACTGTAGTCAGTAGCTATTGTAACCCCTGAATCACTATTTGCTAAAATAAATGGTGCAATAATTACTCCAAACAATACTGTTAATACTATAATTCGTCTAGTCCAAGCACCAAAGGCATCTACCCTTTTTGCCGCCGCATCTGCACTTTCGTCCGATGCTTTTTGTTTTTTGATCAAGCCCTCAGTAACTGCTGCTTGATTCTGTACTAATGTACCTACTAGTTTAAAGATGAAGCCACTAGCTCCACCACCTAACATTGCTAATAATTCTGGTGTCATTTTTTTAACTCCTTTGCTATTTTTATAATTGATAAAATCATATACACCAATGTAGCACCTGCTACTGCGATTGATGACATGGTATCAATACTTGATAACTCAAAACTAATGAGAGTTCCGATTGCTCCAATAGTTGTTCTATAAATTGATTCTTCCATCATGAGAATACTACAAAGGGGTTATAAAATTGTATTGAGCCTGTAGGTGTTCCACTCTCGTCTAAATTTGCTTGGTTTTCACCAAAGAATAAACCTATACCCAAAGTGTCTGTAGATTCATTTAATGTAATTTCTTTCTCTATTTTTCTGAACTGTCTGTGATTAGAAGTATTTACATAATCAATACTATTAACTTCCATAGGGTCATTCCATCTTAGTGGATAGGTTAAAGGTGTACCACCTTTTGTTGCAGAAATTCCAGACCATTGTTGTATGCTATTTAATCCTGCAGCCATACCACCTGTAACTAAGTTTATTGTATCCTCATCTCTTTTTACAACTATAGCATCTATAATTGCTTGAACAGGCCCATTAGTTTTAAGATATACACCACCACAATTCCTTGCCCTAAAGTCATCATCCTCTGCTACTCTTACATATGCTCCGAACTTAACTTTGGTTGCACCATCTGGTACTGATACACCTTGCCACCATTCACTTCTACACCAAGAGCCACTATCAGGAAATGCTCCTGCAGGCTCGGTTTCAGACATTCCCACTAGTGGTATATTCCCTGCTGTTCTAGAATTATCACGATTTGCTTTATCTCCTAAATTATCCGGAAAGTTAGTTCCTGTTCCAAATATTTTTAATACTTTTTTTTGGTCTCCTAATTCACCTCCACCTAAATCCTTAAAGCCGGGAAAGTTTGCTAAGAAGAAATTATTTGTCGAAACCTCAAAAGAAAAATTTGATACATACAACTGACCAAAGTGAGCCCAATTACCATCAAAGTATAATGCACCATTAAAGGAAACACCAAATGGTGGAGATTCTACTACATCAAATGTAGGATTCTCTAAGGCATTACCCGGAATACTAGGTATTAACTCATTACTGCCTGTTGGTCTTCCATCATTGAAAGCACAAGCTAATGACCCATTGAGGACATTGACAGTCGGTTGTGTTGTAATAGACATTACTGTGTAAACTGAGAGGCTGCTACAACTGCATCTGAGCCAACTCTAATGAAGTTAGCGGCTTTGGCAGTTTGTATATCCCAAGTATATGAATTACCTGCATAAAGGATATGACCTACAGTTGCTGAAGGTGTTTCGTTGTTATTGTATGTTACATAGACATCATTGTCTTGAACATCTAATACGACAAACTTTGTATCCTCATGGAAGGTATATCCACCACTCTCTAGCTTAATGACACTACTAGATACTGTAAGCATCTTCATGTTGCCTGCACTTGAGTTAGGCTTTGGATATAGATTTACTACTAATGAATTTCCCATAATTTTTATCTGGTTGATCTGTTTACATAAGTTGATATCTTATGATTTAAAGAGTTGTTATTGTTTATTATATCAATTCGTTCAAGCTCTGTTGCTAGGAACAAATCAGCTTTCTGTTCTTCAAAGGCTGCCTTGTCATGCTGACCATCCATTCTGAGGAAATCAGCATATACTGCATGAGCAGTATAATTAAAAAATTCGTTTGGTATCTGTTGATTTATAGTGCTTGTTAAACTGTCTATTACTTTTCCAAAGTCATCTAAGATTGGTTTCTTATAAGTAACATATGCCTCATTATTCGTAAAAGAACTATTTAATACATTGGCCCCAAATGAATCAGCATAAAAATCATATTCAGTAGCTGATCTATTTAAGAAAGATTGATTGCCATGAATGCGAATAAAGTCGTTAATTGTTTCTTTTTGTTCTCTTACTGTTGATGATTCTAATAATTCATATGTTTCATCATATGGCACTATTTGCTTTGCAGTAAGTCTAGTTGCCGATACAGTATCATTACTCCACTCCTTAACATCTATTGGTGATCCATACTGAATATAATTACCTTCTGAATCAACATCAACTTGTCGTGAAAAATTTGAAGCAAAACTAACAGTAACTATATCTGTCAAAGCATCCTTAGTATAAGCTATACCAGCAAGTTGCCATCTACCATCAGTCAGTTTTTGAAAACCTAAAGACCTTAATGAACTAGTATTTTGATTTATAGGAACATAAAAGTCAGAAGACTCACCAGTTGAAATATTATGAATGTAAGTCCCATATTTATAAAAAGGGACATCATAAAGACCAGTTCCACCTACAACAAAATCACTTACTGTTCTTTGTTCGCCTACTACCACATACCTATCCCACATGGGGCTAGTATTGTAAGCCATAGTTAATCTACGATTAGTTAAGTCAACCAAGTTCTGAGTCTCTTCTGTGGTAAAATCATTTACCCCTGCAAGAGCTTTAATGGTGTTAAATAAATCTAGATTTTTGCGAAGTATCATTATGCTTTATTCGGTGATAGGTCTTTGTGCTTCTTGTTGAAGTATTGTAAAAATTCTTTAGATAAGACAGTTTCTGATCCATACTTCTTAACTAATCTAAAATAATCCCTAGCCGGGATCGTAGCAACACACTTACCTAATGTGGGGTGTGTCTTACCGACATTTTCTCTAGCTTCTTTACGAGCTATATCGGTTCGTTGCTTTTCAGTAGCCGCTTCCTCAATAATAGCTTTATTGATGATGTCAGCCATTGCTTGGCAATGTTCTCCCTCGTCTATTTTCTTATCTTTGAAGTGAAGTATTTCCATTATAATCCTGCAGGTTTAGGGCCATTAGCCAATGAAATTGGATCAAATAATTGGAAGTACAAAATCCATCGACCAGCAGTTAAATCAGAAAGAGTACCAGTGAATCCTATGTATATAGTATCAGCTACTGATACTGCAGGTGAATAAGCCGCATAACTTCTTTCTTGTACATTATTAGCTTTATTATTATAAAGAGCTAAAGCTGCGGCTGCTCCATTTTCTGCATCTGTCCCACCAGTTAGTCCATCTAATCCAGAGTTACTATCAGTTATAAAATGAGCTAATGATTGACCATAAGCATTACCATTATTTACTAATGAGTATCCAGCAACTCTATTATCAAATTCAGTATTAGTTAAAAGAGCTGATGTTGTTCCACTCATATCAGCTAATGTAGCTGTATTCTCATCTATTGTATTGCAATAAAAAGTTAAGTCACTTGCTCCAGAAGTTGCTTCTACTGTAGTAATTCCTGCTATTTGCATAAATGAACCCTTGGGGATTCGCATAATAATTTTTTGATTATCTGCACCAAAGACTTGTGAAGGATTAACAGTCGATCCAGTTAATGCTCCACTAGTTGACAAGAAACCGGGATTCTTTAAATCCTGATAATTAAATTCAAATGTATGTGTTATTCCTCCTCCGAGGTTACCTGATTGTAATAAAGCCATTTTTTATATAAATTAAATTGTTAAAAAAGGGTGGCAGGTAGATGCCTACCACCCTAGAAGATTATTTATTAACCTGAGAAGTTGTCTCCAGCTGTTGGGTAGTATTCAATGAATACACGAACCTTACCAGCAGTAGCTAATGCTTCATCAGCTTCACCAGCTGATAAGAATGTAGCACCTAAGTCAGTAACAGCAGTTCCACCGAAACCATCGTCACCAGTATTGGTTAAGATTGTTCCAAGAGCTACTTCTGTAGCTGCAGGGCAAAGCTCTGCTGATGCGATTAATCCATCAGCATCGGCAGTATCACCTATAGTTACAGCATAGCTTGTGTAATCAGTTGAACCACTATTATCTGCAGGAACATGTTGGTCTACGACTAAAGCAGCCTTACCAATTTTACCTGTAAGTTCTGCTGAGTTGAACTGAATGTCAACTGCACCACCAGTAGGGACATCACTTGCGATGTCAATACTACCTTCGTAGTTGAATCCAAGAGCGAGAGTTTCTAGGTTAGAAACTTTTTTAAGTTGAATAGCCATAATATTTTACCTCCTTTAATTATTTGATAATACCATGAGCCGCTGGAGCATAAACACCAAGTGTCAATGCACAGTCAACAAATCCTCGTTCACCACCACCCATGTTAGGTAGGCGAGATGATCCCATAGGGATAAGCTCGTGAATACCATAGTAGTCAGGGTTGATCATATAACCACGATCGTGATTAGTTGTTTCACCTGAAACTGTCTCTGGGTTAGTAACCGGGTTCATGTTTACGATAGAAACAATACCGAAGTCTGATTGGTAAACTTCAACAGATAGTTTGATTGAAGAGCTATTACCATCATAGTTCACATTACGAACTGTAGCAGTTTGGTCACCTAAGCGAGCATAGTCTGCGATTTGTCTACGAAGTGATGTATCAGCGATAAGTGTAAGATTGTTCGCTTCACCATTCGCACGATAGATTGAGCGAATAAGTGTATTGAACTGAGTCTCATCAATGCTTGAACCATTTTCATCAATAGATGATGCAGGAGTTTCATACTCAGCAGGGATGTCAGCATTAGCGCCATCCAAGAACTTACCAAGTCCTCGCATTTTGTAAGGTGCTGCACCTGTTTCTGCTTGACGATCATTGTCGGAAAGAATTGTTGCTTCAACATCTCTCTTCAATTCACGAATAGCTTTTGCTTCAGCTTGTGCAACTTTAGCAGGGCCTACAGAGTCAACAGCTTCCTGTAAATCGGAAACCATGAAGTCTCTGCGAAACTTCTGAATGTAGTTGCCAAGACGAGCGCGGCTTGCGAATTGGTCTGTGAATGTTGTAACATCTGCGCCTTCACTAACACCTGCGGTTGTAGGATCAGCGAGACCATCGACAGTCCACTCAACAAATGTAGCATTAGCTTTTTGTTTGTTGGCAGACGAAAGAGCTGGTGTTTCTTCTGGAGCAAGGATAGTTAAGACATCTGTCAAATCCTCACGATTGGAAACACTTGGCCCTTGGGTTGTAACTGGCTGTAAAGCCGGGTTGAATGTATCTGAAATAGCCATTTTTATTTATGGTTTATATTATTATTGTTTTGCGAGTTGAGTTGCACGAAGTTTGACGAAATCATCTCTAGAGCCACTTGCCTTAAATCTATTGGATAGGTCAGCTAAAGCCTTTTTACTCTTTCCAGTACGATTGATCTTGGGTGCTGATGAAGCACTTGTCTTTGGTGGGTTTAATTGCACACCAGAGGCAGAATCAGTTACAAGTCTACGACCATACATACTATTCGCTGCATGAGCCATTAAGTATGGTAGTTGAGCAGACACCGAAGGATCAATTGATTTTACAGAGTCTTGAAGTGTTTTAAACCTCTCGTCACCAATAATTGATTCATAGTGTTTTCTCGTATCGTTATCTTCACCACTTAACCAAGGCAATTCATCAATTGCTTGTCTTTGGAAACTTTCGGCTGCATGGTTGCTTTGCTCAATTGATTGAATCCTTTGTAGCTGATCCGGAAGGAATGCATCACGAGACTTTCTCGCTTGAAGTAAACTTTTGCGAACTTGTGCTTTAGTAACTTCTTTTCCTTCCACTTCTGTTACAACATCGTCAGCAGAGTATCCATCTGATTCAAAAAGAATATCTTCAGCCCATTCAATAATATCGTTAACTTCAGAAGACTTCTTTTGAAGGTCTTCTACATTTTCAATATTAGAGTAAGGATTGTCTTTTATTTCTTTTGGTTTTGATAAGACACTTTGATTATCTAACTTTGTTTGTAACTCAGCTAATTTTTCTTCAGCCAATTTTCGTTTGGCAGTTAATTCGCCATAACGAGCAACAGCTTTGCTGCCTAATTGTTCTGATAACTCTCTGAGTTCTGTCTCAGACATATTGTCCAAGTTGTACTTTGAAAGAACATCTGAAGATTCTGCTTCTTCAACTTCCTCGACCTCTGGAGATTGTGCTATCTCTTCAGTTGATTCTACTGATTCCACTTCGGCTTCAGCCGGCTTTTGGACTTCCTCACTAGGAGTTTGTCCCAACCTTAGACCTGCGAAGGCATCGGGTGATATGTTGTCCACAGTATTTTTTTCTGACTCTGCGATGTCAGGAGCGATTTCTTCTGTCATAATTTTCCACTTTCTTTGCGCCAAAGCGATTGCGAATAAATTTATTATAACACACTAGCCAAACCTTCTTTTGAGGGTCTCATGATCTGCCATCTGTAATAGCTGATCATATGCTAGAATCTTACCACTTACTTGGTGTAAGTTATCATAGTCTGCTTTATAAAGTTCACCAATTGATTCTTCTCTTAGTTGGTGTACTGTGTTTATGAAAGTATAAAAACTTTCGTGATTTGCTAGTGATTGTAGTGCTTGTTCTAAGTCCATATTACATATTTTGTGTATCAACATTACCCATAGCCGCAGGCTGTGTGCCAATCCTACCGACTTGTGCATTCTGTGCTTGTTGCATCATAAAGGTATATTGCCCTTGATACTTCTCAAGTCTCGCCCTAAACATTTCATCTTGGGCTAGTCTTTGTTGAACATCAGGCTGTGATACATACTGCTGAATAATCTGCATTGCTATTTGAGCGCCATTCGGTCTAGCAGGCATTTCAATACCAGCGAATATCTTAGATAGATCATCAGTTACTTGTTTCACTACTTGTTGCATTGAATCTTCTACTGGTTGTAGAATCTGATCAGCTAACACCGGGTCGACAGAGTTGGCGATAACTGTAAGCAATTGATCCACATTGATGCGACCATTCCTATCTAATGCAGTTAGTGCTTGTATCTGAGCTAGTTTCTTTTCTTGTGTTTCAGGATCAGTGTTAAGTACATCGTAGGAAATGGTAACATCAAAATTCTCATCAGGATTACCTTTACCAAATGTCTGTGGATCAGGAGAACCAGTTACCCTAAAGAATACACTATCAGGGCCAAATCTTTGGAAACACTTGTATGCTAATTTAATTACATCAGCTGAGTGTTTAAGGAACTTATTTACTAAGAACTGTAGCTTGAGTTGACTGATAGGTGATTGATCTAACCCCATAAGTCTGTCAGCTTGTTCTTGTAATGTTTGTTCAATCTCTATTGATCCTGTAGGTGCTGGAGGTGTTGGGCCGAAGTCCAAGTCACCCTTTCTGCGATAAGGTATGTATCGTCCGGGGCCATAGTCAGTTGGAGCTTGTCCAACAGGATGTATGATCGGCGGCAATGTTGCGAGTGAGTTTCTATCAACTCTTGAGTCCCTCTCTACTTTTACTTGGTTTTGTATACCACGAAGTAGATCTGGTGCAGTCATTGTATCATACAATCTCTTAGAATCCTCAGATAATTTAGTTACCACGATAGGGTAGTCCTCATATCCATTGAGTAATTCATGTATCGCATAAGCTGGAATGTCACCATCTCCACTAAATTGTTTATGGAATACAGTAAAATAGATTCCTTCTGAACCATCCTCTGGGTCAATCAATCGCTGATATCCATAAATTAATTCTATAAGTTCTTCAGCTTCGTAGCCATAGTCTTGAATTAAATTACTTCTACGACCTTCTTGCTGCTTCTCAATATCAAGAACATCAACACCACGATAGTTGTCGATCATCTCTTGTACGAACTTAGCATCCCATCCATCAGTAAGAACTTTTTGTTCTAACTCTTGTGGGGTATAAAAATTTCTCCAAAAACAATATGGTGCTTTCTGTGGGTCAGTTACATATGGTGGGAAGAAGAAGTCAAAGTCCGGGGCTAGGGTTCTAACCTCTGGAGCATTTACTGTTCGTCTTACGATAGGTAACTCAGCTTCACCTTTTTCTCTTAAATCTTCCAATGCTTTGATAGCTCTCTTCTCAGATAGTCCATCAAAGGTTTGTTGTAATAAATTAACTAAAGCCATTTCGTCTCTACCATCTTGGATAGCTTCTGCTATCTCTGGAGACATTTGTGCTATTTGTGTAATATCTAACTTTTGTAAGAACTTGCGATCTTCTCTCTGCCAACCTACATGAGATATTAGGATACCTCTTTCTAGTAAATAGTTAGCACCTAGCTCCATCTCTTTCTCAAAGCGATCAATGTATCCAGAGCTAATCATCCATTTCAAGAAACTACCAACAACCTTAGAGCGAGCTATATCTGTTACCTCTACTGGGAATGCAGATACATTTGCTTTGTTCAAAGATGAGATAACCAATGCTACTAGCCTTTGGATTCTTTCATCAATAACATGAGCTTCCATATCTGAAGCACCTTCCCATGGGAAAGCATCTGCTCCATGTTTGCGATGATCCCGGCTTTTACCTGCCCAATAGTTTCTACGATTATCGTAGGAGTCCCTACATAAATCAAAGTATGGTTCTAATTCATTGACTGTTTGCTCATAAGCATTTCGTAAATGATCAATGTTTGGTGTCCCACTATGGTATGTGAGTGTTTCAGAAATTTCTTCTTCTTCCATATGCTTTTATTTTATCACAAGTATCAAACTATCTTAGGGTCTATCATAACATATCTGTCATCTATTTCTTCTTCTACATGAATAAAATTGCCTGCCTTTATCAGATGAGCATATTTTCTATTCATCTTTACAGGTACAACACCATTCTTTTCTTTGATATGTACAAAACAAAATTTAGGGTTTGGGGCCATGTTTCTTACTCTACCTCTGTAGACTCTAGCCTTTGGTACAGCCAATGGAATACAATCATCCATTATCTCTTGCCCTACTTCATCTATCCAAAGATTCTTACCCTTACCGGTTATTGACTCTTCAGTTAAATGATTAAATGCTATTTCTTCTGCTTGCTCAAAAGGAATGTCATATTCCTTTGCTATTTGGGTTAATCGTTTTTTTGCCACTAATATCCTCCTGTGTTTTTCATACTTGTTTGCATAGCTCTGTTCTTCACATGGTCAGGGCCTTCTCCACCATTCATCATCCTAAGATATCTTATTACATCAAAAAAGTCTTTAAGTGCCTCATCGGCTTTTCCATTACTACCATAGTTTATGAGTGATTCAATGAGGTTGCCACAATCTTCGTGTACATAACACCTTGGTCTATTAGCTTCATCTATGTTTGCATTTGGATTATAACTAAACCATTCGTCTAGTGCATTGATTCCTACCTCTTCCATTCTACCATCACTTGCAAGGAAGTTCATACCATAATCATCAAAAACTCTGAATAAGTCCTCATTATTCTCATTCTCCTTTGCAAAGAAGCGAGAGTCACCGATTCGCTCGAATACATTTATACCAAGGTCTTCCTCTGTTTCCCTAAACATATTACTGTAACCTTCTACATCTAATCCTATCTTTTTAGATGCAGGGCCATACCTCCACTTCGGGTCACCGAAGATCGCCCACTCTCCATATACTAATCTTTCCGGAAACTCCTTACGAATATACACCTCACCCTTTTCATTTACTGCTGCCCATATCGCAGTATAGTTTCTAGCACCAGCCGGGTCAACTACTTGGTAACAAGTAAACTCATTCTTATTACTGATATCTGGGAACTTCATACCATACTTGTTTGGCTGATCCCCCAAAACATTTACCTCTGTATTGAATAATGGTAATAATGTAGTCATTGATTTGACTGGCACACCATATGCTCTAACTAGTATCTGCTCTTCTGTAGAGTTTATCAAATCTTTGGCGATACGATCATATCCCCCAAAGGGGTTTTCGTCAGAGTGAAGGTAAACTATAGATGCATCTCTTTCTGTACTATACTGCTTTACTGGTAATGGCTTATTATTTAACAACTCAGCTTGTCTTGTTTCTAGTGTTTCTGCTCCTTTTAGATACTCTGATATAAAAGGTGTATACCCATCAATGGGTGTAAATCCAATCAATAGTTTGGAATCCCTTGTTGCTAGACGAAATCGTAAGGTGTTTACCAAGGCTGCATCTCCAAGATACTCATCTAACC